CAAACAAAGAGAGTTCAAATTTGTAGTGGGTTTACAGAAAATGCAATTTATAGTGTTCCTGCTATGGCTTGTAGAAGAGTTGCAATAGGTAGCATTACTGCAACAAAGAAAGGGGTAGCACCAAAAATTGAACCAAAGATTGAACCAAATATAACAACAAATGAATCTGAAATTAAAATAACAAAACAAATAACTGAAACTAAACTTACCACAGAAGAACAGAAAGTATATAAGAATGTATCAAAAAGAGTTTTACAAAAACTTTTGACAGAATGTGATTATTTTGAAACAATAGAGGAAACTAATCCTTTTATTTATAATAATTTGAAGGAAAAATTAAAATATTTTAGTCCAGCGTTTCATTCTACAACACCAGAAGGGTTAAATGGTAGATTGACATTTCTTCAGCAATGTTTAAGACCAGGGGATACAATACCAACAATAAGAGAAACAAAGGATGGTATTGTAAATGATTTTAAAGATGCTAGAAATACAGCATTTGGTGTACCCCCGGTTTTGGTATTGAGGGTTGGGGATTTCTTCCATACAAAAATAATACCAGATAACTTGAGCATTAGTTATGACCCATTACATTGGGATATTAATCCTGAAGGTATTGGGTTTCAGCCTATGATTGCAAAGGTTAGTTTGAGTTTCAAGTTTGTTGGGGCAAGTGGTTTGAGTAATGCTGTTGATAAATTACAAAATGCATTATCATTTAATTATTATGCAAATACAGAAGTTTATGATGCTAGGGCAGATAAAACTGATAATAGTTTGGATGATATGGATAAGAAGATATTGGAATTTATTGAAGAGAAGGAGAAGGGTAAGACTGAAAATTTTGATGATGTAAATATTGTTAGTGCATATAAAACAATAGGTGAAATTAACAAGACTGCAACCACATTGAATTATATTACTTTGGCAACAGATTTGATTGAATCTTCTACTGCTTATGTAAATACAATTAATTCTGTTATACAAGAAAGTTCAAAAAGTTATAATATTGAATTTGTTTCTTTGGTTTTAAAATCTTTGAATAATACTGCTGGAATTTATAATGCTGCAACAAATGGTGAATTTTTGTTATTTGGTGTTCCAACAGATTATCAAAAAACAATAGATGACTATACCAGTACAATAAAAAATAATATAAAAAATAGTGTTGATGGGTTTATTGAGCAAATAAATGAGGAGTTCAAAACTGAAAAAAGTATTAAGTTTGATGTTTCAAATAATTATCAATTGTATGTTGATAATGAAATGGTTAAGGTAAATGATAACATAAATGTTATAACAAAATCAATTCTGGATGCCCAAGAGAAATTTCAAAAAGTTTTAAGTAATGCTTTATTTATTATTTCCAATCATAGTGGGTTTAATGGATTTGATGGTTATGTTGATAAAAGTGGAAATTTCTTTGTTTATAAATTAATAACTTCTTTGACAGGGATTATGGATATCTTATCTGGTATTGCAGAACGTATCAAAACATATTTCTTACCATACTTAAAGATGAATGTGGATAACCCAAAAGGTGTTTTTACAAATGAGCAAGATAGTTTAATTTATTTGTTATTATATGGCACATTTAAAACTAAAAATGGTTTGGAAAATTTTGAGAAACAAATCCTTTTGAAAACAATAAACCCCGACAAAAATGTGATTACCAATAATGAAAAGATTTCAAAAATATTTAATGTTTATTGGGGAAATAAACTTACAACATATAATAATAAGTATGATGAAGTTACATTAAAATTTCTATCTAATTTAACCAAATATACAAATGATATGCTTGTTAAGTTAAAGGAAATTAAGCCAATTGGAACATTAGGTTATGTAAGTGCATATGAGGTTATTGAATCACCTAATGATGCAACAAAAAATGCATTATTAAGTTTGGGTGGGGGGGATAATTATGATAGCAATAAAAATACATGGAATAAGAATAGTGATGGATTTATTCTAGTTAAAAATAAGTTAATGAGATGAATTTAAAATATTATAATAGATACTCACAATTCACCTTTAATGGTGTGCAAAAAGTTGTGCCATTTGTCAAGATACCAGCCAAGTCAAGTGATAATGTTTTCTTTTATAAGAAAAATGTTAGCAGATTGGATAAGGTTTCCCAACAATATTATCAAACTCCCTTCTTTGGTTGGCTAATTTTGGCAGCAAATCCAGAACATGGTGGTCTTGAAAATAACATATATGATGGAGCCATGCTAAAAATACCCTTTCCATTGGAAACATCTTTATTAGATTATAAAAATGCAGTAGAAAATTATTTCTTTTATTATGGCAAATGAGCAAGGTGATGTACATGTTATATATGATTATCAGAATGTTATATATATAGACCCCAATAAGGTAATTACAAATACTGGAGAAGTTATTGACAGAGCAGTAATACCTGAAGACTTTGTTATGTATGCCAATCTGGAAACAAAGTTAATACCAAGAACAAAACTTTTGGTTGGGGGTGCTATTGATAATAGTATTAGTAATGTTAGTATTGGTTCAATAAACTTCTTGAAGCCAAATACTGGGGATGATTATTTTACATCTGGTTATTATGATGAGATTACAGGTAAGGATTCTTTAACTAAAGATGGGGGTGCAAATCAAAGTAGGTCTAAGCAAGTAAAAGAGAATAATGAAACTTATACATTAGACTATGCTACTAATGTTGCAGATAATACCTTATTTGGTATAAAAAGTATTGCTATTAGGACAAATTCATCTTTTGTGCCAACTGTAACAGTTGTTATGGAGGATGTTCAAGGCAGGGCTTTGTTTAGTCTGGGGAATGATTCACCATATGCTGCATTTTTCAATTTACCATACCCCCCATTTTATTTGACCATCAAAGGGTATTATGGGAAGGCAGTTAGATATGAGTTGGTTTTGTTAAAGTTCAACGCTAGTTATAACACCAACAATGGAGATTATACGGTTACTTTAGATTTTCTTGGGTTTAAATATAATGTTTTGTCTGATATAAGTGTTGGTCATTTGATTGCATGCCCAAATATGTATTCAAAGAAATATAAAATAACTCAATCAAATACTACAAATATTTCAAATTTAACTCCATCCCAAGTCAATAACATAGTTAATCAAGTGGGGGAACAAACTCAAGTTTCATTTGAGGATACAACTGATTTTGAGGTGAATACCCAACTTGGTTATCAGAAGATAATAGAAGTATATAAGGATTATAAATCAAAGGGGTTAATTGATATGAATTTCCCCGAGTTAACCTTAACTGAATTAACATACAAACTTGAGATGTTTGAGCAGAATGTTTTAAACTCATTGAATAAAGTTGATGTTCAGAAGTTAACAGATGGGAAAAGGTATAAAAAATTTCTTGCCAATTATTATCAGGAAGTTAGGGGTAATCTTAGGTCTTGGTTTAATAAATATTTGGATACAAGGCCAATAATTTTAAATAACACAGATGAGGTTATATTTGGTGTTAAGAAAGAATTGATTGATAACATTAAGGATGGGAGGTTATTTTTGGTTGAAAGTGATTTAAAAACCATAATTTCAAAATATACAGCTGAATTAAATGATAATCCCACTTTTGGAATTTATGGAACATCACCTATTACAAATGATATAAATTATGATTTGTTTAATGTGGTTGATGCAGATATTGATTGGTGCAAAACATATAGGTCAAAGAATAAATCTAATCCACTAAGTGATTTTGAAAATTTAACTGAAGATATTTGCCGTGAAAGGATTGAGAAGACTATATATTACACATATACTTTATCAGGGGAAACAAAAACCACGCCAGTTTTTAATATTACAAGTTTCATTGATGAAAGGAATAGAATGGAAGGAGAATTTATTGTTGAACTTAATGCTCTTGAAAAAGCATTGTCAGAAGAATTGGCATTGAAGATTGAGAAAAAGGAAACAGGAATTGGGTTTAAGCCAACAATTAAAAATGTGGTTGCAGTTATTATGGCAACCACAGAAGGTTTTCTTAGATTGATGGAAGATGTTCATAGTTCAGCTTGGAATGTTAGGGAGGATCCTGATAGGGTAAAGGCAATATTAGCTAATGATAAAATTGCAGTTGATGATAATAGCAAACGTGATGGTAGTGATGAAATTGTATTTCCTTGGCCTCTGGTCTTTCAAACAAATGATAAGAAGGAAGCAAATAAATATGAATTAGTATATCCAGGAGATCCATCTATTATTAAATCCATAAATGCAAATTATTATGATAAATGGCCTGAAGTTGAATTTGTTGAGGAATATATAAATGGTTATTCCAAACGTTTGGAAACCCCCTCCCCAAAGGATGCACTTGATTTGGATAAGGTAATTAGGAAGAGCTATGTTCCAAATACCATAGAATATCCCTTTGCCACTTTACCATATGAGTTAACAACAAATGTGAAATTCTTTTATGAATTATGGGATAGACTTGTTTTAGCATCATATAATTCAGGATTTTCAGCTGTTTATGAAAAGGATAAAAGAATTGGGTTATTGATTAAAGAAAATGAATTTAAGAATATAAGCAATACTTTAAAGACAAATTCTATAATCTTTATTCAACAATTAAAGAATGTATTATTTTCAGAGGGGGGGTTGGATTATGATAATTATAAAGAATTTTTGGAAGAAATGTCAGGTGGTGTATCAGAAAGGTATAACAAATATCTGGATGGTGTACCAAACTCAAGATATATTGTTGATTTATTAGATGCTCCAAGCAAGATATATGATATAAGTGAATTCAAATTAACAACAGATAAGTTTGCAAATAATTTAAAGGAGGCGGATATCAAAACAATTATAAATGTAATACAGAAAGCACCAATTGAAAATAACATAAATTTCACATATCCTTTTACAGATTTAATATGGGTTACTCAGAATTTAATCAACACATTTCCAAATAAATTTGACACAACTAATACAATTCTTTTCAATCAAAAAAGGAATGTGATTACAAACTTTAAGGAATATAATCAAGTTGTTACAAATAGACCATTTAAATTCTTTACATCACAAAGTGGTGCAACATATGGAGAAATATATCAAGATAATTATTCGCCAGCAAATAAATTAATATCATTGATTAACACCCCTATCTTCACAAATGCAATTCAACTTGGAGTTAGCAAATGGAGAGCAGGGGAAAAACAGCCATATATTGCTTCTGCTTATCTTTTTTTGAATAGCCTACCATTATCACCCCTTACTGACTTTTTTATCACCAGAGGGCAAAGTGATAAGAATGGACACGTTTTTGCAACCTTCATAAAGTATTCTGCTTTACATAAGTTGCCATATGCTTGGATATTGAAATATGGATCCATTTGGCATAGGTATAAGAATTATGTTAAGACAGGAGATGACTTTTTGGATGATGTATGGAAAGATTTTGATTATAAATCAAATTATAATGCAAATGAAAATTTCCAATATATAATAAATGGAAATCAAACTATATCCCTTAAATCTGATAATAATGTGAATGTTGGATTTTATCCGGTTATGATGAATGATTATAATGCATTCTTGAATGGCTATGATTTATTTTCTGGATTTACAAATAATGAGTTGAGTGTGAATGAAAAGAGGGGGTTGAAGATGTTTAAATCATTTAATTTTGAAAAAAGTGGATTGACATTTAATTGTTATACAACTTTAGTGCCAAAAAATATATATGACAGTTCCACATTTAGTGATTATTGTGAGGATGTTAACTTTAGTTTAACATCAAAATATTATATTTTGCCATCAACAAATAATAATATTACTGATAATAATTTTTTTAAAAGTAGTTTAGATAGTTATTATTCTTCTTTGGATGAGTTATTGGATGTTGCACATAATGGTGCAGTTAATGTTACAATGCAAGATACATTTAATTCATTTACATTTAAAAATTTGAAGAAACCTTTACCAACAGAGTATTTTAATAGAAAGAAAGATATTAATTCATTTTCAATATTAAGTTTTGGAGAGTATGCCTCAATTGAGGATATGTTTTCTGTTTTTGATTATGATACATTAAATTTATTTGAGAATGAGTTTTTGGATTTTAGCAAATCAATTTATGACATAAATGAGAATAAGGATCAGATAAATTTGGTTGGATTGGAATATGGCAATCCTGTGGCTGCGTATAGAAATTTCCAATTATTATATAGGAATTTGATGGAAGTCCCATCCAATTATCTTAATTTAAATGTCACTGATTTTTACAACAAAACAGCAGAATATCAAGCCCAAAACATTAGAGAATTTTTGGATGGGTTTTTGAGTTATGATGTTTTGTTTAAGTATGGAAATCCAACACAATATGATAGATATGAATATAATTCACTGATAAGTCATTTAGGTGGGAAATCAACCATACTGAACCAAAAGAGGTTCAATGGATATGTTGCAAACACTTTACCAAATAACATATCACTTCAATCATCAGAATTATCAAATGCCTCTGCTTGGGAAACGTTAAAATTACATGTTGGGTTCTCCACCATTGAATCTTTGACATATAAGAATACTGGCTCATATATTACAGATTTCTTTATTGATAATAATATTGAATTTTCATCAGAAAATATTATTGCACTTGCAAAACCAATAAAGATATACGCAACACAAAAGTTAAAAAATCCAAAAATCACAAGAGAAAATTTCTTGATATTGATGGATAATAATCAAAAAGCATTGGATGCATTCTTGGAGGACAATTTGAATCAGACATTATCTTTACTAGAAAAAGAAATAAATAATATTGATATTGTTGAAATTAATGAGATAAATTCAGGATTAGATAGCAAGTTTTCAAAATATGATTTATATGAAACATTCAAAACTATAAATGATAAATGGATATCTGGTAGTGAATATACAACTCGTACATTATTTGAAGATGTAATATTTTTGGATAGGGGTAATAGGAACATAGGTGATTTGTATTATGTTGATATTTTTGATTTAAAGAAGATTTTTATTGGAACAAGAACAAACTTGAAAACTCCTGTCTTTAATTTTATTGGTGGAATTTTGGTTAAAAATAATTTTAATGTTTTGCCAATGCCATCTTATGTTAATTTTTATGGGGCATTATCAGCAAATGATGATATTAATGATGTTATTGGAACAGCAACAGAAATAGCAAATGATGTTTGGGGAAATTATTCTGATGTTGATTATAGGAAATCAGGACCAAAACTTGTTTGCATCTATTCTGGTAGGGGGTCAACAACTCCATCTGGACCAAAAGATTTTAGATATGGGGATGATGCTATTGATATGTTAAAGCCATCCAAGATACCTTTCTTGGAAGACCAGACAAATAAGAAAGATTGGTCACAGTCAAATAAATGTGTTAGTTTCTTGGTTGATGCAGGAATTAGAAATCAAGCAATATTCTATGGTATTCAAGTGGATCAGAATAGTGGTACGGCAACTCTTGAATCATTAATTCAACAGGAGGCTTTAAGAAATTCAGCATCAAATAGGAGTGTAGCAACACAAAGTGTATCATTATTTAATTTGTATAAGAACTTGAGTTACAAGTCAACAATTAACTGTATGGGTAATGCACTGATACAACCAACAATGTATTTCAATTTGGAACATGTTCCTATGTTTGGTGGGCCTTATTTTATTACAGAAGTTTCACATAATATTGCACCAGGTTCATTTGAAACAACATTCACAGGTGTTAGACAAAGTATTTATTCACCCCCAAGCACAGATACATATCTTACAAGTATTAATGAAAATTTATTAACAAAGATTGAAAGCAATTTTGCAAAATCTATTGTTAATGAAAAAGATGAAGAGGCAACAGCAACAAATAACACACAAACACAAGGTTCAAAACAAACAAATTCAAGTGACTGTGGTAAATATTTATATTCAGGTTATTCTGAATATGTAAGAACAACAGAAGAATTAGTAGTTTATTCATCTGCCACACAAATTCATACAGCAATAAATTCAAGAGTTCCAGATTCAAAAATGGCAGATTACATATATCTTATTAGTTATTTGGCATCTTATGAAAAAGATGGATTTAAGGCAAATCACAATAACTTTGGAAATGTTTGGTTAACCTACTATAGGGGGGAAATTGCATCTTATAATCAAGAAAAACCATTATTCTTTTGTGCAAAAATGGATAATAAGGAGAAGATACAAACACCTTTTGCAATTTTTAGTTCATTTGATTTATATGTGGATTATATGCAAAGAGTTTTGATTGGCTTCATAGATCGTTTTTCTAATTTGGAAGGGACTAATGAGGATAACTTTATTAAATTTTATATTATAGACTGGTTATATGGACAGAATATAGGTAATAACACGGCCTTAGATGCAAACAAGAATTTTGAAAGATTAGAGAAGAACAAATTTTATGCAGAATTAAATAAGAAATATGCAGATGCTAATATATCATTAAAATCTTTAAGACCTATAGTTACAGAAGAGCAAAAGGAATTATATGTTAGTGCAAGAAACAAATTAACAGGACCAAAATTAAATAAAGTGTGTGAATACACCTATAATAATATTAGAATTTATAGAACACCAGCAGAACCAGAATATACTTTACCATATTCTCTTGATATGTTTTTTGAGGCAAATAATCCAAAAGAATTATTATATTTGGATGCTATGAATAAAACCATAGAAGATACCTTGGTAAGATTATATATACTAGATAGTGCACCAGTTGTTTCATTTTTTGATGTTAAGGTTAATTCAGGGGAAACATATAGCATAGCTGTTAGTTTAAAGATAGATAAGCAATCTGATAATATTCCTTATACTGGTTTTAAGTTTATTGCGGAATCTGGGCAAACAGAAGCAATTACTTACAAAATAACTGAAAAAACTATTAGAGATTCAATTGAAGATAGTCCCAATTTTAGCAAGGGAAATCAAAAAGATGAAGAAAATGATACAATTGGGGATATCATTTCAAATGAAAACAAATTATTGAATATTAAATATTGGCGGACAAATTATACAAAATTAATTTTATATCCAAAATTGAATTAAATTATTTTGATAATTTAAATTATTGGTATATTTATATGTAAAATAAAATAATATGATTGAAAATTTGAATAATTACTTAAAATCCACAAAAGAACAAACATTGGATGATGGTTCAAAAGAGGTTTGTGACCTAATCACAGGTGAGTGTTTTGTTGTTAGGGAAAAAGATGGTTTAATAGAAAGAACTGAAACTAAAACAGTAAATAGACAAGTTAAGGTTAAAACTCATGGGGGTATAAAAGAATTGTTAAATGATTAATAAAATGAAAATAGATCAGAAAATATTAGATGAAATTAATAGATACCATAATATAAATAGGTATATTACAGAGCAAGACGCACTTGCAGCACCTCCAGTTGACCCTATGGAGGCACCTCCGGTTGACCCTATGGCTGCTCCAATGCCTAATGCACCTACAACACCTCCGGGTGAAGTTTCGCCAATACCTCCAGGAGGGGGTGAAGACCCTTTAAGTGCTGCAAATCCAGAACCAATAGATGTTGAGGCTGATGATGATGTTATGGCTATTGATGATGAAGGTGATAGCAAAGAAGAAGGGGGTGATTCAGAAGAGTTAGATATCACAGATTTGGTTTCAAGTCAAAAAAATATGGAAACAAAACAAAATGAATATTTTGACAATTTGTTTTCTCAAATTAATAAGTTGGAAGAAAAGTTGGCAACTATGGATAGTATTTTTGATAAGTTGAATGCAATAGATTCTAAGGTTGAAAAATACAGGGAAAAAACTCCAGAAGAAAAACTTGAATTAAGGACATATGATTCTTATCCTTTTAATCAGAAGTTATCACAATTCTTTGATGACAAACAAGTTGATATGGAAAAGAGTGGAAAGAATGATTATGTTTTAACTACTGATGATGTGGCAAACATCAACCCTAATGAAATTAAGGATACTTTTTATACATCATCAAATGATGATGAAGAGTATACTGATGAGCAAAATTACAATGCTAGAATTTAAGTAATAAATATTTTTTTTAGAAAAAGGGGGTAACACCCCTTTTTTTTTCAGTAAAACTTACCTATTGTTGTAGAGTTAAAAAATTGTAAACAAAAACTATATAATATGTCGAATTTAGATGCCATAATGGCGCAGTATGAAAAAAACCAAAAAGGGGACTCCCAAAAATTATCACAAGAGGACAGAATGAAGCGTTATTTTACATTATTGTTAAATGACAAAGAAAGTACGGGGCAAAAAAGGATTAGAATTTTACCTACAGCAGATGGTTCATCTGTATTTAAGGAGGCATGGTTTCATGAATTACAAGTTGGTGGTTACTACCAAAAGATTTATGACCCAGCAGGAAATGACAATGAAGCATCCCCTTTGACTGACGTGTATAATGCACTTAAAGCAACAAAGAGAAAAGATGATGATGAGATGGCAAAAGATTATAAAGCCAAGTTATTCTATGTTGTTAAGGTGATTGACCGTGATAATGAACAAGATGGTCCAAAATATTGGAGGTTCAAACACAATTACAAGAAAGATGGTATTCTTGACAAGATTATTCCAATCTTCAGAAACAAGGGGGATATATCTGATATGGATGCTGGAAGAGACTTGATTATTGAGTTAGTTAAGTCAAAAAGTCCTAAAGGTAAGGAATATACAAGTGTTTCAACAATTATGTATGATGATCCAACACCATTATCACAAGATGAAAATCTTGCAAAAAAATGGGCAACAGATGAATCAACATGGAGAGATGTTTATAGTAGAAAACCATTAGAATATCTTGAAGCAATTTCAAGAGGTGAATCCCCAAGATGGGATGAATCCCAGGGCAAATATGTGTATTTAAATACATCAAATTCTGAAGCCTCCTTTGGAGGGGCAACTGTTGCAAAAAACGCAATAGTTAAAGAAACAAATGTGGTTGTTGAGGATGACTACAATGATGATGATTTACCATTTTAATTAACCTAAAAGAGATTTTTTGCAAAAAGTACCATAAAAGAATGCTTTGTGCAAAAAATCTCTATTTTTAAATCAAAAAACATATGGCAGGAATAAAGAAAAAGGGTGCAGCAACTAGTGTTGATGCTATCAAGGAGAAGTTTTCAACAAAAACAAAGTATAAACCAGAAGATTATTATTCATGTGGTGATGCTTTTTATAATGCTTGTGGTGTTCCTGGGCCAGTAATGGGGGGTATTAGTATGTTCTTGGGGCACTCTAATACAAGTAAGACAACCGCAATGATATTAGCAGCAGCAGATGCTCAAAAGAAGGGTCATTTACCTATATTCATTATTACAGAAAAGAAGTGGAATTGGGCACATGCTGTTGAATTGGGTTTGAATGCTGAACTTAATGATGATAATGAGTGGGATGGTGATTTCATATTTAATGATTCATTTGATTATATTGAGCAAATGACAGAGTTCATCAATGAGATATTGGATGCACAAGAAAAAGGTGAATTACCATATTCTGTTCTGTTCTTGATTGATAGTATTGGATCAATACCTTGCAAGATGACTTATGATGGTAAGGGGGGTAAAATGCATAATGCGGCTGTTCTTGCTGATAAGATTGGAATGGGTTTGCATTCAAGGATTTCAAAATCAAAGAAAGAAGATTACCCCTATCATAACACAATGGTTGTTATTAACCAACCTTGGGTAGAGTTACCAGATTCACCATTTGGTCAGCCAACAATCAAGGCAAAAGGTGGTGAGGCATTATGGTTGGCATCATCATTAATATTCTTATTTGGAAATCAGAAGAATTCTGGTATTAACCATATTACAGCAACAAAGAATGGTAGAACTGTTTCTTATGCAATTAGAACAAAGGTGTCAATTTTAAAGAACCATGTGACTGGTATTGCGTATAAAGATGGGAAGATATTGGCAGTTCCCCAAGGTTATTTACCAGATACAAAAGAATCCATTGAGAAATATAAAAAGGAATATTCTCAATACTGGAATGGTATTTTATCTGGGGAAGGGGATATCACTTTTTCTGAAAAGGAAGAAGAGGACACAATAATTTTTGAATAATATGAAGAAAACCCTACTAATAGATGGAAACAATTTATTTACAATTGGTTTTCATGGCGTTCGTGAATTTTATTCTGAAGGCAAACATATTGGTGGGGTTTTCCATTTTCTAAATACAATTAGATTATTTCTTGATAAACATAATCATGATAAAGTTGTTGTATTTTGGGATGGGAATGACAACTCACTAATAAGAAAAAACATATACCCAAGATACAAGGAAAATCGTAGAATTTCTTTGGATGATTATAAGTATGAATCCTACCTTTACCAAAGGGAAAGGGTTAAAGATTATCTTGAAGAAGTTTTTGTAAGACAATGTGTTGTGGAGCAAAATGAGGCTGATGATTTGATTGCCCATTATACCCACATTGCAAAGGATGAGAATATGATTATTTTTTCTGGGGATAAGGATTTAACACAATTGATAACAGATAATGTTACATTATATTCCCCGGTTTCAAAAACATATTCCAAGAAAGGGGATTTAATTCATTTCAAAAACATTGATATTCCGCATAATAATGTTTATGTTTATAAAGTATTGATTGGTGATACATCTGACAACATTTATGGTATCACAAATTTTGGTGAGAAGAAATTGAAAACATTTTTTCCTAATTTTGATAAGAGGGATTACACTTTGGATGAGGTATTGAATGAGGCAAAATTGTTGTTTGAGCAGAACAAAAGCAAGACTTTGAGTAATTTAATATCTGGTATTAGTAAATCTGGTTTGGTTGGGGATGAGTTTTTTGAGAAAACAGGAAAGATAATTGATTTAAGAAATCCGTTAATCACAGATGAAGGCAAAAATATGGTTTATGAGATTTACAATGAAAGGTTAGACCCAACAGACAGAAGTTATAAGAACTTATTAAAGTTAATGAGAGATGATGGTTTTTTCAAATTCTTACCAAAGAAAGACGATGCTTGGGTTGATTTTGTTAAACCATTTATGAAATTAAGTAGAAAAGAAAAAAAATTTTAACAACAAAAAAAAGTATTATGAGACAGAGTGATGTAACAAAGGTTGAATTCTTGCTAACATTGAACAACAACATTATTGTTCAGAGATTTTTAAACATTAAAAACATTAATCCAGATGCAAAGGATTCTTTAGAACTTTATGAATTTGTAAAGTATTTTTCAGAAGATTTGACACAGTATTTGAAAATGAAGTCAATTGGGTATCTTATGGAAAACAAGGATAGTATTTTATACGACCCCTCAATTATGGAAACATCTTCCACAGATGAGCCTGAATTGTTTAATATTTATGTTAAAATTGGAGACCAGATTGTATCTCATAGAATTGTTGATGGAAAACAATATCCACCAAAAGTTAGATATACTGTTGATATTCGCCACTTCATTAAAGATTCATTAAAGGATTTGACAAATATTTTAATAAATGAAAATTTAACACATGAGTATTTAGAGAAAAATTTATTATCTAACCGTTAATCTTTTTTTTATGTCAAAGAATTTTGATTACTTGGGTCAGACGTTCCAATTGCAGTTAATCAACCAGATTATATTAGATAAGGAATTTGCAAGAGCCATATTGGATTTTATTAAAATATCTTATTTTGAGAATAAGTATTTTAAGTTAATCATACAAATGATTAAGGAGTATCATAAAAAATATGATGCTGCCCCAAACTTTGAAACATTAAATATGATTGCCAAATCTGAAATATCACAAGAATTGGCTTTAAAAATTGTTATTGATACCATATCCAAAGTAAGTTCAGCACCACTTGATGGTGTTGAACTTGTCCAAGAAAAGGCACTTAAATTCTGCAAACAAGAGGAAGTTAAGATTGTTTTGGAAAAGGCACAGAAAGTTATTAATGAGGGTGATTTTGAATCTTATGACCAACTTGAGGAGTTGTTAAGATACGCCTTGCAAGTTGGGGTTAAAGAAGCAAATGGTTTTGAAGTTTTCAATGATTTGATTGGTGTATTAGATGAGGATTATAGGCACCCCATACCAATGGGCGTGAAGGGCA